TGAGCTAGACGGGCAGTACACTAGGGAGCAACTAGAAAGCACTGGTTTAGAAACAGTTAGCTCAGGCTCTTATCAGTCTTTGTTGGACGACTACTCCTTCTACGCACTAACAGAAGATATCTATGAGTACCCTATAGAAGAGTTGATAGCACGGTACGAAGCAGAAGGAGGAATACTTCCGAATGACTGGGATCTTCTTGACGAAGAATCACGGTACAACTTCTTCATTGATGACTTCCGCAGTACGGAAGAAGTAGACGTTGAGCCACAACCAGAACCAGAGCCTCCTGTAGACTCTACACCACAACCAGAGCCTGAACCAGAGCCTCCTGTAGACTCTACACCGGAACCAGAGCCAACTCCTGAACCACAACCAGAGCCGACTCCTGAACCACAACCTCAGCCAGAACCAGAACCTGAGCCAACTCCAGAGCCTGCTCCGGGAACAGACACTTCAGTAATCGAAGGCTTGTTTGCTGACTTCTTGGCACAGATGGACGAAGAGTTTACAGGCCAACAAGAGCAGATCAACCAGATTATTCAAAACTTTGTTGAAACGTTGCCTGACTACAACGCAATGCCTACAATGGAAGACATTGCTGAGTACTTTGAAGTTAACGGTGTAAACCTGTCACAACAGAACTTTGACCGTATACAACAAGAGTTAGCAAATGCTGGCTACTTAACACAGGACCAGTTAACAGAAGCATTAACTGGTGTTGCTACGCCAGAGCAAGTACAGGAAGCTATACAAAACGCTGGTTTTGCTACACCAGAACAGGTAATGCAGTACTTAGCAGAAGCAGGGTACGCAACACCAGAAGACATTAGTAATGCACTAGCTAACTCAGGGTTTGTTACAGAAGATCGTTTGTTGTTAGCACTGGCAGAAGCTGGGTACGCTACACCAGAGCAAGTAGAAGAAATTGTAAACACTGCTATTGGCAACATCGTTATACCTGAAGGCGCTACTACAGAAGAAGTACGGCAGTTAATACAAGAAGCTATTGACGGTATACCTGAAGGTATTTCTCTTGAAGACGTAGGTAACTTAGTTAACGAAGCTATTGCTAACATAGAGTTTCCTGAAGGCTTGTCCGGAGACGACGTTAGAAGTATTGTAGACAGCTTTGGGTTTGCTACTTCTGCTGACGTACAAGCTGGCTTTGCTGATCTTAACCAACGTTTTGACGACGCTATCAACGGTATTGCTACACAGTTTAGCGATCAAGAAGCAGAGTTTCTAGCTAGTATTACAGGCCTTGAAGCGTCACTGATTCAGTCTCTTGCAGCAGTAGAAGGTGGACTCAGTGCTGAACTAGAGATGCTAGACCGTGACCTAGTGTCTCTTAGAGAAGACGTAGCTAATCGTTTTGATGAGTACAGAGAGTTTACAACGGAACAGTTTGAGCTTGCTGCTAGTGAACGACAAGAGCTACAACGAGCTATTATTGCAGCTAACGGTGACATTACACAGTTAAGCGCCGACATGCAGCAGATGTTTGCAGACTTTGGTGGCACTATTTCTGATCTGTTTGCTGGCGTAGGTGTTGACATTGCTGCGTTACAAGCAGGACAAATAACGCAAGAAGAAGCACTAAATCAATTACGTACATCTTTAAGCGAACAGTTTTCTACAGCACAAGCAGAGCGTCAGGAGCTACAACAAGCAATCATAGCTGTTGGTGGTGACGTAACTCAGCTTAGTGACGACATGATGCTTCGGTTCCAACAACAGGACCAGACCATAGAGGAACTGTTTGCTGGTACTAATGTAAACATTGAAGCACTGCGTCAGGGACAAATTAGCCAAGCAGAAGCTTTAGAAGCTTATCAGCAGTACACAACAGAACAGTTTGGTCAGGCACAACAGGAACGTTTAAACTTAGCTCAGGAAATAATCAGCGTTGGTGGTCAGGTAGAAAACCTTAGTGCTGATAGTTTACAAAGATTTACTGAGTTAAATTTATCTCTTGGTGATCTAGAGAATGAGTTTAATGTAAACTTTGAAGCACTACGTGACGGACAGATTAGTCAGGCTGAAGCCTTTGGTCAGTTTAGAGAAAGCGTAAGCACACGTCTAGGATTAGGAGAAGAAGAAAGAGAAGAAATCCTAAGACGACAAGCTGAGTTTGAACGTATTTATGGTGAAGAGCAACAAGAGCTACAAGAGCAAATAATGGGTGGTAACATACTAACTGCTTTAGCTGCTGGCGGTATGTTTGCCCCTGCTCCTGCTGCTCCTGCTAGAGCGCCTTACAAAGAGTTTATGAAAGGGTTAACACCTAGACAAACAGAAATAGTTCCTTTAGCTATTAAGACACCAGCAGTAGACTATAACGAAGAAGCGCAACAAGTAATTAGACGCACACGAGGAATGTTAGTATGACATATTTAAACCTAATGAATAATGTGCTTCGTCGGTTGCGTGAAGACGAAGTTACTACAGTCACGTCTACTGCTTACAGCAAAATGGTTAGTGACTTTATTAACGACTCTAAAAAAATAGTAGAAGAAGCAACTGATTGGTCAGCGTTACGAAGCACTGTGGTTATTCCTACTACTGCTTCTGACAACACTTACTCTTTAACAGACTGCGGTGACAACGTAAAAGTTATGTCGGTGTTAAACGACACTGAAAACTGCTTTATGGACTATCAGACAAAGGACTGGTTTAACGAACAGTTGTACTTAGTAGCAGCAGCAGAAGGCGCACCACGTTACTACACCTTTAATGGTTTAGACTCTAACGGCGATACACAAGTCCTTGTAGGTCCAACTCCTAACGGCGTGTACAACCTACGGTTTGACGTAATTAAACGACAGGCAGACTTGACTAGCGACTCAGACGTGTTGCTTGTACCAGCGATGCCTGTGATTCACCTTTCGGTAGCCTTATTAGCCCGTGAGCGTGGAGAGACAGGCGGTACTTCTACTGGTGAGTACTTTGCTATTGCTGATAAGTTTTTGGCTGACGCTATTGCTATAGACGCAGCAAAGCATCCTGAAGAAATGGTATTTAGGACTATTTGATATGGCGCAAGAATTACGTAGTATCAACCTTGTAGCTCCTGCGTTCAAAGGTGTTAACACCGAAGACTCTCCCTTGGCGCAGGACCCATCCTTTGCTGAGATTGCAGACAACGCTGTAATCGACAAACGGGGCCGTATTGCTGCACGTAAAGGCCATAATGTTATTACAACCACAAAGACTGTCCTTGGGTCTGACTCTATACGAGCCATAAAAGAGTTTAAGGACAACGCAGGAAACACTGAGGTATTTTCTGTAGGCAACAATAAAATTATTAGTGGCACAACTACGTTAGTTGACGAGACACCTGCTAGTTATACAATTACTTCTGACAACTGGAAGATGGTCAACTTTAACGACAAGATTTATTTCTACCAGAGAGCCTACGAGCCTCTTGTGTACGACAACACAGGCGGCTCTGTTGTCAAGTTAAGTACCGTATCAGGTGCGTCAGCAGCAGGAGACATTCCAAAAGCTAACGAGGTTTTGTCTGCTTATGGTCGCCTGTGGTGTGCTGACATAGCTAACGAAAAGTCCATAGTGTACTGGTCTGACCTGTTGATTGGACATGACTGGACAGGTGGTACTAGCGGGTCTATAGACATATCCAAGGTCTGGCCTGACGGCTACGACGAGATTGTAGCACTGGCTGCACACAACGGTATGTTAATTATCTTTGGTAAGCACAGTATTGTAGCGTACCAAGGCGCAGAGGCCCCTGCTACTATGACACTGGCTGACACCGTGGCTGGTGTGGGTTGTGTAGACAGAGACACTGTGCAGTACACGGGTACAGACGTGTTGTTCTTGTCACACACTGGACTCAAGAGTTTCGGCAGGACAATACAGGAAAAGTCCTTGCCTATCAGCAGTTTGTCAGGAAACATCACAAAAGACATTATTGCTGCACTACAGACAGAAAACGATTTCTTCAGGTCTGTCTATAGTCCAGAAGAAGGTTTTTACCTATTAACTTTTGTAGGTCAAGACGTAACCTACTGCTTCGACGTTCGAGGAACAACAGAAAACGGGTCTTATCGTGTGACACGTTGGGTGTCTACAGGGTTTACTTCTTATACAAGACAAGAAAACGGTACGTTGCTCGTGGGTACGTCTAATGGAATTAGTGAGTACGACGGCTATCAAGACAACGGCAACCCTTATCGTTTTAAGTACTATAGCCCAAGCTTAACTTTTGGTGACAGCTCTAGAATCAAGATTTTGAAGAAGCTGAAGCCAACACTGGTTGGTGCTAACAACGCAACAGTGTTCCTTAAGTGGGCTTATGACTTTAAAAGTTCTTACGCAACAGCAGAATTTACAGTGGGTGACCAGATTACAGGGTTTTTTGGTCAAAGTGAATACACTACAGTAGAGTTTACGGGTGGTGCTTTGACAAACCAAAAGAGTTTAAACGCCACAGGATACGGCACAAGTATAGTAGTTGGACTAGAGGCTGACATTGATGGCTCTACATTATCACTACAGGAGATTAACGTAATGGCCTTGATAGGTAAATTGTTATAAGAGGATTTTATAATGTGGGATTTTTTAGAAGATCTAGGTAAGTTCCTAATAAAGCCAGAGGTTTTGCTTCCCGGCGTAGTCGGCGGGTTGTTAACGGGCGAAGCTTACGGTCGCCTTAGCGACATAGGTAAACAGGCTAGGACAGGGGCTGAAGAACTTGCTGCACAACAGATGGAGCAGACACAGTTTAGACCCTTTACTGTGACTACTGCTACTGGTGCTGGCTTAGGGACTCAGGTTACTCCTGAAGGAGCCATAGAAACTACTATGGGTTTGTCTCCTCAAGAACAAGCCATGCAGCAACAGTTGTTCGGTGGTGCTGGTGGATTCTTTGGTCAGGCAATGCAACCTACTGTAGATCGTGAACAGGCTATATTCGAGCGCATGAGAGCAGCGCAGCGTCCTGAAGAGCAACGACAGCGTCTTGCTACAGAAGAGCGTATGGCGGCTCAGGGTCGTCTTGGTCTTAGCTCTGCAGCGTATGGTGGTGCTACTCCAGAATTGCTGGCACAAGAGACTGCTATTAATGAAGCACGTAACAGAGCTATGTTAGGAGCTATGCAGCAGGCACAAGCAGAGCAAATGCAACAGGCTGCTTTAGGTCAACAATTCTTGGGCGCTGGTTACCTACCACAGCAGCAGCTTCTAGCAGCTACTCAGCCTGCACAGCAGTTGGCAGCGTTGCAGCAACAGGCACAGCTACAGGGTGCTGGTTTGTTCGGTGAAGCTACTATGTCTGGTCTTGAGGCGCAGCTTATTGCAGAACAAGCACGAGCCAACCTCTTGGGTCAAACGGGTACAGGACTTTTGTCAGGCGCTCTTACTCCTAAAGCACCGTCTTATAATATTGATATATCTTCTATTATCCCCGGATTAGGAGGAGGCTCAGATGGCTAAGTTTTCACAAGAGTTTTTAAGACAAATGGCTACTCCTGCTTACGGGCAGGGGTTGTTTACTGCTGCACAACAAGCGGCACAACTTCCTGCACAACTTAGGCAGCAACAACAAGCGCAACAACAACGTCAACAATTGGCTCAGATTAACACTAATTCACCTGAGGGTCTGCTTCAATTAGCTCAGTTTTACCGACAGAAGGGTGACGTAGCTAATGCTGTGAAGTACGAAGAAGCAGCACGTAAGTTGCAAGCACAAATCACAGCAGAAACAGCCTTTGGCGCACGTAAGACAAACCTCGCTGCTGCCGCTACTGCTTTGGGACTACCTGAGCTTGCTTCGCGTGTTGAAGGCGTGGCTGATAAAGAAGAGCTTAAGGAAATTGCTAAAGAAATTCGTAAGGCAGAGCTTGATAAAATGCCTACTCAAAGTCCTTTAGTACGCAAGCGTATGGCAAATGCGGCTGGTATTTCTCCAGACTTGTTTGATGAACTTGAGTTAGCAACGGTTCGTGACAGTGTTTTCAATGAGTACATCTCAGGTGAAAAAGGCGACCTCAAGCCTTTCCAAAGAGACAACAAAGTTGAGTTCTTCCGTGTCAACGAGCGTGGTCGTGTATGGAGCGACGAAACACAAAAGTGGGTTGAAGCAAGCGAACTTGGGTTGGAACAGGCACCACCTCAGATACAACGTGTAGAGAACATCGCCACAGGTATGGCAGACGAGTTGGCTAAAGTAGGTGCTAAAAACTTTGCCGAAGCACACGAGAATGCTAGACTTGCCGCAGACGCCCTTGGGTCAGTCAACCGTACACTCCCGACGATTGACAACATGTTTACAGGCGCTGGTGCAGAGCTTAAACTAAACATTTCTAGATATTCTCGTGCCTTTG